AGTCCTTGTCTGCTGTCGTCTGGTACTTCACCTCGGTGATCGCGGTCACCGGTCCAATCGGGAAGTACGCTACCCGCCAGTCAGGCAAGTACCCGCGGGCCGTATAGCTGCCCAACTTAATGTTGCAGTGCTCTTCGACCCAGCTGATGGCAGCCGAACGAAGCGCACTAATCAAAGTATCCTCCTGCGTGTGGGTCACGCGCAAGTGTGCCTTGAGGTCGGCCACCGTGATGATAGTGTCCTGGTCTACTGCGGCGCCGGTAATCTCTACTTGCATAGCCTAAAAATAAGAAAGCCCGACGCAGTGCCGGGCTTTCTCGTTATTGTGAAGCCTAAGATTAGGCAGCGTTGTCGTGGAACGTGTACGCAGCACCGGCGTGGAGCACAGCGGCGTCAGCATAACGGTGGATGCTGATACGAACCTGGTGGTTCAGGTCGAGCGTGTACGGGTTGATCACGATGTCGATACCACCAAACAGACCGAGGACGGCAGCTTGGTTGAAGTCAGCCATGATGCAGGAACCTTCAGCAGCTACACCGTTGGCCGGCAGCAAGTTGCTGACGTAGTATGGGTAACCCAAGCAGCTCATCTGACCCACGTTTGTGCGGTTGATAGCTGCACTAACGCTGTCAACAATGGCTTCAGAACCAAGCAAAGCGTGAGCTACGCTGTCAACGATGATTTGCACGTTGTTTAGATCAACACCAGCGGCAGCCAAAGCACCTTCACCGCCAAGCAAACCCGCGGCGCTGACGGCGGCGTCACTGTCACCGTCACCAGTACCGATGATGGTATCAAATACCAGCTTGTCCACCTCGCGGTTCATCTCCCTCACCATGTCCTGGGTAATCAACGCCTCAACAGCGGGACCACCTTGCAACATGAGTTGCTCGGTAACGGTAACGAATGCACCGTAACGCTGTGGGGAGAGATCGCTGCTACCGATAGCGGTGCCAGCGTCGGCGGTCATAGCCACACCCTCGCCGGGGTTGCTGATGCTGGAAGCCGTACCCACTACAGGAACCTTGACGTTACCGGTAAGGCCGTTCAGAACACGTCCACCCATTTGCTGGAAGCGGGTAGGAGAAGCCAAAGCGGCAACACCAGCGGCAACGTTCTCAGGAACGAAGCCGGGAGAGTTCACCAAAGTTGAGGTGGCACCGAATTCGCCAGCGTCACCCAAGGCACGAAGCACAGCAGCGGGAACGCTAAGCTGTCCCTTCATGGCAACGTTAGAGCCGCGCACCTCGCGCAAAGCCTCCTCGGTAAACTCAGCAGCAACACCGGTGACACGCTTGCCCTGGTAGATGTCGCGAACGGCACCGGCCAAGTCGAAACGCTTGGTCATGTTGCGCATCTCTTTGGCGTGCGAACCCGAAGCCTCGCCAGCCAATACAGCGCTCTCGGCAATCTTAGCGTCTTCACGCTTCACCTTGAGCTGAACATCAACTTTACGAATCTCACTAGCGAGACGCTCCAATTCTGCCACGTCGGTGTCAGACAGGTCACGCTCCTCAAGCTCAGCGCTCTTTTTTACGTCCTCGCGCTGGTCGACGTATTGTGCCCGCAATGCTTGCAGGTCTTTGATGGGAAGGTCAGTCATTGTCATTGTCACTTTCTGACCGCGCAAAAACTGAGGCGGCCTGATACGCTGGGTAAGTTACAGGACTTACGTCAATTAGTTTGGACACTTTGTCAATTACGCGCACGTCATTTTCATCCCTTGACTCCTCGCCAATCATGAAGGCGAAAGAGCTTTGGTTGATGTCGCCGCGCTTGATCATCTCGTACAGGTCTTTGCCGGCCTGCGTGTTGCTCAACGTAGCACGGTAGTGCAAGCCGGTATCGTCTTGGCTCAATTCCAAGGTGCCGTTGGTAGTCCTAGCCAGTGGCACGCCGTCGTGGTTGATGAGCAGCCGTACATCGTCCTCAAGTACGTCAGAGAATGCGCCTGGGGCAATGCGCTCTTGGAATGGGCCGATGTCGGTAACGCTGTCGAAGACCGCGGCGTAGCCTTCGACCACCATCTCGTCGCCATCTGCGGCGCGCATCTCGGCGGCTCGGTACTGTACGCCTTTATCGGTAGCCTTCTGCAGCTTGCGCTCGGCTACACCGCTCACATAGTTGCGCACCTCAGCAAAACGCTCCTTGTCGCTGCCGGGTGTGTTGGTGTAGATGGCCACCAGTTGCATGTACGTCGCGCGCTCGGTGCGGCGGCTGGTGTTGTGAAGGGACCGCCGAACGTAGTTAGGCAAGTGGTTGTCTGTCGTCATCGCTTGAAATCTTATCAGAATATGCGCCCATGCGATCAAGGGCAATTTGGTTGACCTGCACCAAGTGTGCATCCCCATTTTGCACGGGGTTTAGTTCCTCTGCGGCGCGGCACTCGTTGATTGACATGACACCGTTCTGCAGCATCTGCGTAAAGTAGTTGGCACGTGCTTGCAGGTCGCCACGGTACAAATCGTTGAGGCTGAACTTGAAGTAGTGGTCGCGGGCCTCGCGCATCGTAAGCAGCTTGCTGGCCAACTCCTGTTCTATGCGCTTTGCCCAAGGCAACACCGTATGGCGGGCAAACATCAAGTTCTGTTGCTCCACGTTGTTGTATGTCGTCTGACTTTCCAATTGTACCAAGGCGGGTGGTACGCTAAAGATGCGGCAAATCTCCTCGGCTTGGAACTTGCGCGTCTCAATGAACTGCGCCTCCTCGGGTGCGATGCTGATACGGTTGTACTTGAAGCCAAATGGTAGCAGTTTGGTGCCGGCGCTGGTCATGCTACCGTTCCAAGACTTTTGAAGCACTTCCATTTGCTCAGACTTAAGCGGCTGGTCTGAAGACAACACGCCGGTCATCTGCCCACCATTGCCGAAGTATGTCGAGCCGTAGTTCTGCGCGGCTTGCGCTAGTCCTAAATTTTCGCGGTGAAGTTGGATTGGACTCTTGCGGTACATGTTGCAGACCTCAAGCATATCCTCTTGGGCTACAACCAACCCGTCGTTGAGTTTGAACAGCACACGACCATCGACGATACGGCGCTCGACCTGATCGGTGTCGACGCACTCCATCGCAATCGGTACGCCACCGGCACCGCGTTGTATGATGGCGTAGCCGCAACCCTTGCTCACGGCCTGGGCAATTACGGTTTCCCAAAAATGGAACGCCGTTTCGTAGTTGTTGGGTCTGTAGGTGCAGACGTCCAACGCCGGGTGCTCGTTGACCATATCGCGGCGGCGGCCATCGGTGACGTACAAGTGCAGGCCCAAGCTGGCCAACGTGCTGGCAATCTTGTATACGCATGCGTACACCGTAGAGATGCGCATACTGCTGTCGTGAGTGATGTTGGCGCCCGATTCTGTGGGGCCATAGAGGCCCACCGCGGCAACGATGTCTTGTGGCCTGTCCAGTCCAATGCGCGCCCGCGCCTCCTGAACGAATTTCTGTAAGCGGTTTGCCATGCCTGCAAGATAAAAAAGGGCAAGCGACCGTCGCCGCCTGCCCTACATAAACCAAATATGAACTCGCTAGAGACTAATCACCTGCAACAGTGGCTCCTCATCTTGCGCATTGTTAAAGTAACAACCCATGGCCATGATACTGGCTACGATGCCGTCTACTTTTTGGCTCTCGCTGTTCTTCTTCTTTGTGACCTTGATGTTGTCGGCTTCGTCGCGGGCCAGGTGTACGCAGCCCATTTGCCACCGCAAGACGTCGTGGCCGCCATGGATGACCTGACCCTTGCATAACAGCACCTCAAATTGCTTGGTCGGGTACGACATTGAGGCGTAACCCTGACCGAACGGTTGGCAGTCGATGCCGTCGAGGTACGGCACAACCAGGTGAGCAATGTACCGGTCATACGCCAGCGCCTTTAAATCGTACTGAATTGCCAAATCTTGTATGTGTTTGCGCACTGCAAGCATGTCGGTCACGTTGCCCTCGGTGATCGTGACCAGCCCAAGCCGCTCAAAGGTGTAGTAGTCGATGCCACCGCTTAGGCTCTTGCTGTTGGCCTTCTCCTCGTTTACGAAGTGGTGGCACTTCAGGTAGAAGCAATCGTTGGCATCGTCCCGAAATATGAGCGCTACAGCCGTCAAGTCCTTGGTGCTGGACAAATCCATGCCGGCATAGCATGGTAGCGTCCTCAAGTACGCTTCGTCGAGATCGGCGCCGCCACGCATAAACTCGTCGTCGGTTACCCATCGCTCCTCGCTCGCCGTCCAGATGTTGAGGTGGAGGCGTAGGAACGTGTTGATCTGCCTCGGGTTCTCCCTGCAGCGGTTTACCTCTTGCTCGAAATAATCCTTCTTGCAAATTGTACCGTAACCAGGGTTGGCCTTTGCCCACGTCGCCGGCTTCGTCCAGTCATCATCTTTATGAGCTGAGTATATAACCGGCAAGAATGTATCGTCCTGCACGCTTCCCTCTTTGACCTTCTGCGCATACTCATGAAGCTCGTAACAAATGGAGCTTGTATCATGGCCGGCGGTGGTGATTGCTATCACCAACGGCTGGGTGCGGGCGCCGGTGCTGGTCTTCAGGACGTCGTAGAGGTCTCGGTTGGGGAATACGTGTAGCTCGTCGAGAATGACGGCATGGGCGTTGAATCCATGCTTGGTGTTCGCTTCAGCCGATATGGCCTTGTAGAAGCTGTTTTTGTACTCGATGGTGTTGCGCAGCACCTTGCCCCGGCCCCGAAGCTTCGAGTTGTTGGCGCACATGGCTGATGCGATTTCAAAGACGATACGCGCCTGGTTGCGATCACCCGCGGCTGAGATAATTTCAGCGCCTGGCTCGCCGTCAGCGAAGAGCATGTAAAGGGCGATGGCGGCGCAAAGATTGCTCTTGCCGTTCTTCCTAGGGACTTCAATGTACGCTTGCCGGTATTGACGCAAACCATCCTCGCGAA